GAAATAACTGTACACTTACTTGTTGCTCGAAACTCTTCTATTAGACTTTTCGATGCAGCAAAAGCCTCAAATCTCACAGCGAGCGCAAACTTGCTCTGGGGGCCGCTTGCGTGGCGGTGGATTGACTGTAATACAGTCCAAACAAGAAGTGCGAACTCAGCCAGCCCTCGGTGGGCCGGTCGGGAAAGCACCTTCAAGGCCGTCTGTGGTTGAACCTCAGCACAAACCTCGTCATCGTCGTGGTGCTGGGAATCATCATCATGGGCGACATCCAATTGCTCAAAACCAGCAAGTACAAAGCTCCGTGGAAAATGTACAAGTTCCCGTGATTCCACCTTCTTCTCAGGTTTCTTTTGGTTCTGCTGTTCCTCGACAGTTGATCTCTCCTCCTTCTTCTATTTCACTTTCTCAGGAAGGTAGTTCCACAGACTCACAAATCCCGAGTTCTGTCATAGCCAGAGCGACCACATTCATTGAAAATCGTGTGCGACCAGCAGTTCAAGTGGTTGCTGGGAAGGCAAGACAAGTCGGGTCGGAGGTAAGTTCCCAGATGAGCAATGCATCAAATCGAATCAAGGGATGGAAGGACAGTCTGGCGAATCCCAAATGTCTGGGGACTGGAAAGGTGAATCTTGGTATGGGAGAAAGGATCCAAGTAACACCCAAATTGGTGGAGTGGTATGAGAAACACTTCAACGGGATTCGACTTGCACCAGGAATGGTTGGAACTTTGTCCACTCACCCCCATGCCTCGATCTCCCGCATGATTTACACATATCATGCTGTTGATTACCTCTATCGGAGAGGTTGTCGAACAATAGTGGATGTTGGTGGTTCGTTTTCTCGTATGAAACAGATGGTTCGGCAAACGAAATTCCGAGGACTACATGCTATTGTTCTTTCCCCACTGTTGGATCAAGATGACACGCTTCGAAACACTGACGTGGCCGCCACTGATAATGTTCAGATAATGAAGAGTACTCTAGCTCAATTCAATGAAATGACCATTGAATATGATGGTTTGCTCTTTGTGCATTCAGCATATCATATTCAGCCTTCAGAGATTGCAACAGCTTTGGCAAAAAGCAAGAGGAAAGTAGCCGTCAGTGTTCATCATCCTTTTAATCGTTATCCTCCCAATTTTGAGGCAAAAGGCCTGCTGAGTGGGGAACTCTCCTTCAAGAAGAAAGACCGTCGTGTGCACTGTGAAGTGAGTGCGAAAGTGTATGACCATGAGGATTTGACACAACTGCTGAGTGAAAATCATCAGTACACTGAAGGTTGGTTAACCTCTGCATGCATGTATAACAACTTGGAGAACTTCACAGACATTTATGTTCTTGGTCTATCTTCTGTGGAACTTGCTCGGGCACCAGAAGACCCGCCATTTGAGAGGTTGGAAGCAAAGACATATGTTTTGCCAGAATGGTTGGTTCAAGCGTCATCCTTGTTCGGACCTAGCCCAGTCTTGCTTCGGTTCTTCAACAAGTTGGATTTGGTGATGGAGGACATTCAGGTAGTGTACCTCCCAAAACCTCTCGTTAATGAAGTGCGGGCATCATGTATCGGATTGACAAGTGATGCACCGGGTGTTCGTTTGGCAATCACTCGTATCAAGGCAGTCGCCAAAAGGCTCGATGAGGAGCTGACTCCGAACATGATTAGAGCATTGGTGCAGGCCGTCATAACTGATTCAGCCCGCAATGACATTTGGTTGTCTTTTCTGTTGTCTTATGACCAGAATTCCTTTGACGGTTTGCCAGCCAATAATGAAATCTCCTGGTCCCGTCTCTTCTCAAAAATTTGTTTCTTCGCCATCGTGGCAATTGTTTGCTTGGTTTTGTACTTGAATTCGACCCGTCTGAAAGAATTTTTCCAGAACCTCTATCTCAAGGGGGCAGACATCTTTGAAGCTTTCAGAAGTCCACAAGTCATGCACCTTGGGACTGAGGATCAGACAAATGTACCAGCAGACGTAATTGTCACTCATGAACGAAGGCCGAAATACAAACCATTGCCAGTCGATCCTGACGCACCGAAACCTGTTGTTTATGATCCAGTGGCAAATACTGAGGAAACTCCCGAAGATGTTGGTGTGAAGGACGGGGTTTACATTCTTGGCCCTGTCGATGCGAACAACGTTCCTTCCACTTTCATTCGTGATCAGAAAGCCACTTTGAGTGCAGTCAGAAGGTATCAGTTGGAGACACCTCGAAATCAGGAGAAACAGTTTGCAAAAACAGCGAACCGCTTTCTTGATTCATGCCACACTCGACGTCGTGTAGCTCTCCTCCAAGACCATTTGGCAGCTGATTATGAAAAATGGAGGAAACATTTGAAGACATCATCAGTTGAAATGTTGGAAAAGGAGCTGTGTGGCATCAAAGGAGAGATGACTGACAAACGGTTTGAGGTGAAGAAGGAAAAAGCAGCTGCTTTGACACCCGTGGACGGTGTGTATGAGAGTCTTGAAGCAGTAGAACGAGGCTTCATGCCTATCTCGTACTTGCAACATTTGAAAATGGGCCCACAGTTGTATTCTTTGGCGAAAGCTGAAGCCCTTTTAACACAGGAATGTATTGAATCATCTGATGTCTTGTTGCCTGTCTACTGGGTGTCATCTTTGTCCCCGTTGGAGTTGTCCAGACTTATCACCATGCTTCACAATTTGGGGTACACTCATTATGTTAGTGGTGACAGAAAGAAATTTGATGGATATCAAGGCCCCCTGTCATCACAACTTGATCTTCGGTACTATCAAATGGTGTTCCCGAATGACGAAGACGTGCAAGAAGCTGTCCGAGATGATATGATTGGCAAAGTGAAATCACGTCAAGGAGTGAAGTTTGAGAAAGACAGAGGAAAAGCCTCAGGAAGCTCCAACACCACAGTTGGCAACACCCTTTTGAACATGGCCTTGTGTTCGGACTTCATTGAAGAAAATCATTTGATGGATAAGGTAGTTGCCCTTGTGTTTGGGGATGATGTTTTGCTTTGCTCAAAAGACAAAACACATTTATCTGGTGCATTCATTGACCACGGAGAGAGAGTTGGCTTCCCAGCAAAAGCCACAGAAGGAGGCATCTATGATGTCACGTTTCTTTCAGGCAGATTCATTATGGCTGATGTCAGGGACAAAGGGAAAACTGAAACCTTGTATTGCTTTTCTTCACTTCCAGGGAAGGCACTCGGGAAGTTATTTGCAACGACTTCAATGAGGGGAAAGGATACTCCGAAACGAATGAGGAAAGCAATGCTGACAGCTGGGAGGTTGTGTTTTGCAGCTGATTCTTTGGTGATGGGGTGGTTGAAGCAATTGGAGAAGGTGTGGCAAGGAAGAGGATGGTTGGCCGACTTCCGCAAAGAGGATGTTTCAGAGCTTCCTTATTTTATGAGGTACGTCCTGGAATTGGAGGGGTGGGACGTGACTCCAGATGTGGAGGAGACGGCCGAATCCTACCGGATACGATATGGGAAAATCGTGGATGAAATGCCAGATTACTCCGGACTTCCTTCCCCCGCCCTGTGCTCTGATCAATTGATTGATCCAGCATGGGTGGCAGTTGACAACGCTTTATAGTGTGGTCAGCAGAGTGGGTGGTGTGACAGGGCTCCTAATTGTTCTCATTATCTTTTCTATCTTATGAGCATGAACAAGCAAGGAATGCAAAACAATCGAATGTTGCCACGTCGGGTGAGGCGTCCTCGAATTGTCAAGCAATCACAACCGCAGCAATCACAATCACAGCGGGTTGTGCGACAGGTGCCAGCCTCCCAAAAACCAGGCACTTATGCACGAGTGCTTCGGCAACAGAAACCACAGATCGCAATGCAACAACCTCGGCCTCAAACTGCGAGAAATACACAAGATGTTAGACCCAGGATGGGTGAGGCAGGTTTGTTGTGGGCTGCCGCTGCTTCCAATCCTTTTCGAGAATCACATGATATGAAGGATATTGCCCCGAAATTTCCAGATGGAACGCCTGACACTATTGGTGTCGTTCTCACAGCAAATGGTGGTACAACTGGGGCCGTGGCACCAAGTGGCTACGTTTACCTAGTGCCACCGACAGGAACAGCGTCTGAAGCAGGAGTTGTTTGTGCCACAGGAAATGACCCAGGAAACAATGTGCAATCGCCAACCGGCCATGTAATGACCAATTGGGCTGAAGACTCTATTGTCCAGTCATTGATCACATCTTTGAAAGCACCCTTTAGGGTGGTGGCGTGTGGGTTGAAACTGTGGTTCGCTGGGGCCATGACGTATGGCTCTGGTGTTATGCAGGCCGGGCATTATGAACACACTCCTTTGGTTTCAGGTGCAGCAGCTTGGACGACTTATGCACATTTTAACGAACAGTTGTACTCAGGGGTCGAACAAGTTCGGACTGGTATAACTGTCCGTGGTCGCCCAACTCCACGATCAACCGAATTTGATCTTGCAGCAAATCATTTGCATTATTACACAGATCCAGAATCAAAGTTTGGGTTGTTGCCAACAATTCGGTTTTTGGGTTTGGGGACGACAACTGCATCGCTCATCAATTGGCAAGCGATTTGTTACTTGGAGATTCGTGTTTGTCCACGAACTGTGCCCTTTGCCATTGGTGCGCCGGCTTCGGAGCCAGATTTGAACTCTATTGTAGCATATGTGAATTCGAAGCAAGTTGTCACAGAGGCTGACTCATTCAAAGAAGTAATGAGTGACATTGGGGGTGCCTTGTCCCGTTCTTTTCGTTTTGTTGGAAATTTCATGCGAGAGAATCCCCAAGTCGTCATGAACGTGGCTCGTGCATTGGCATCGTATTTGTAGTGTGGTGAACGTGTTGTGTTTGTCTTGTGTTGTTTTCTTATTTTATCAAAATAAATACGGCACGCCGATAAAATAGAAAAACAGAAATACGGTTCGTCCGAAAATACAAAACAAATACGGTTCGTCCGACCAAAACAAATACGGTTCGTCCGAAAAAGGAAATTTAAAAATCTGTCACACTACCCTCAAAGCACTTCTTAACAGTAGCTGGAGCTACTGCCGCTCA